CGTCTTTCCGTCCATCTAGGTCTTAAAGTTAGCCTCAAATGCTTTAACGGAGGCAACAATTTATGACGCATATTCTGCAACTTCATTATGTTAAAAAGATCAATATGCTGTCTCTTCAAATCCACATCGTACACCCAAAACATATGAGGAATACTGGTATCCAAATCTGTATATTCAGCGCTAGTCCTAAAATGCAAATCCAAAACCTCAGCAACAACCTTAAATTGGTCAAAAAGTTCAATATATCCATACAATTGCTGAGAAAGTTCATCATTATTAAAGGCATTAAGATTAAAACTAAAGGAATTATGATATTCAGCACCACTTATAGTAATTTCTCTCGATGAAAAAAACCGCACCAAAACGGGTGTATTCCAATGTCTATGAACAGCTTTATACAACCTATAACCGATATTGGTCCTCCTTCTATACCTAAATCTACGACGACGACGAGCTATAATGCTAGTATAAGGATACGTCATACGCTTAACGCGTATGTTTCTCCTCCTAGCCCTTCTCTTCATACCACGCCTGCGAGCCATATCGACACAAAATCACATTACAAAAAACTTACTTTAAATATTTCATTTTTAAACATCCTAAAAACCTCTAATCTGTCCTTACTAAACGCCCCAGAAGCCGGATAAACGTTAGCAAAAACGACAACGTGAGGACGACTAAAAAACTTAAATCCAGACTGATACTTCGAGCTAAATATTCTACCGTTCTTCATCTGTTCCATAAAACCATACAAATACTCGCTAGATCCAAACCTAACTAAATCAAAAAAAACAACGGGTTCCCTATCGTATACGTAAGCCAAATCATTCAACTTTCCACCTGTAAAACAAATAGCGTTATTCCTACACATAAAATAATTACAAAACGTGGACTTACCTCCACCACCGACTACATCGACGTACCACAAAATCTTCCTAGGATCAGGTCGCGTATTCACTAATAAATCGTACAATTCAACCTGCCACCTGTACATGACGAGGTTCTCGGTTAAATTCTCCTCTTTAAAAACACAAAAACCGTTTTCTACCTTACAAACTCCAATATAGTTATCCACAAAATTACAATGCTTAACATACGCTTCCACGTACTTATCGTCAGATTCTAACAAATCGCTAAGCCTACCACCTCTACAAACGTATTCTACAATCTCTTTTGCAACTAAATAACTCTTATTCACAGTAGGTTTTGACACTGGTTCACCAACTTCTACAATAACGTTTCCTTCTTTCTCGCAATACAACTTGTTTTGCACATCACTTCCTTTAGCAACTTCAAAGTGAGCATTATTTCCAATCAATTTCTTCAGACCAGTTAAATACTTTTTCGATTTAAAATGCACAAATCCCTGCAGGTGAGGAGTACCAGTTTTAGCCTTTTCTTTTCCTACGATAGCATAAACGCAAAGATTACCAGTCAACAATTCTGTAAGACGTTCCACATCATCTCTAAAGTAATTATTGATAGTAAAGCACCAACGTTTGGCGTACACCATCGCTAAACCGAGGGGGTGGAATGTGTGTGTGTGTGTGTGTCTATTCAGCAAGGATAGTGGTTCCGCTGTTTGATAATAACACTTACCAACGCCGAGACGCAGATGAGACGCCGTCCGCCAAGAGTTCCGCCTCCGCCACCGGGGACAAACGACTGACAAAAACCGCCACCTTATATAGCCTACCTTTCAAATGAATACAAAGTAAATTTTAACGTTACTTAAATATTTATTACTTACAGAGATCGATTTTACATATTATACATCTAAAAAACCGTTACATCAAAAATGATCCAAAGCTAATACTCCAAAGCTCTAGGTAATAGTAAGGCTAGAGCTTTGGATTAAAAATGAGGATAAGCCATAGGAGGAGGGGGAGGAGCAGCTACAGGCTCATCTCCCGATGGCTGTTCCACATACGTCTGATTATTCTTACGACCGCGAAACACTACATAAATTTCATTATGTACAACCAACACTCTCTTATTAGCATTTTTTACAACAATACCGTAACCATTAGACGAGCAAAAGTCCGGAGCTTGTCCACCATTCATCTTCATAAGCTCAGTATCCATCCACGGATTATCAAACTTCCTAATTCCTGTATGCGTATCCAAAATTTCATCTGGACCTTCCTTCCGAGTCAAATATAAACGTCTTTCCGTCCATCTAGGTCTTAAAGTTAGCCTCAAATGCTTTAACGGAGGCAACAATTTATGACGCATATTCTGCAACTTCATTATGTTAAAAAGATCAATATGCTGTCTCTTCAAATCCACATC